TGGCCAAAGTTAGAGTTCTGGATGATGTCGAATACATACTCAGTGACTTCATCGAGCGCGTTATCAACCGTATCGCGCTCCCCCTTGGGGACTTCACTGCCTGCAATGAGGTCGGCCCACCTAGCAAAGTTGGGGACGATGCCATGCTGCAATCGGCTGGCAAACTCCTGCACGCCCACAACCGCAGTCTCATCAAAGATTTTATCATCTCTGCGCTGGCCAGCCGTTTCGGAATAAAAGGATTCGCGCTGAGGCAGTGCATATTCATAGCACTCCTCGAACAATGGCACCCAGTTTTCGCGAACGACTTTCGCCTTCTCGTAACTGCTCAGGTATTTCTTTGCGACCTGATCCATAATCAGAAACGGCTCATAAAGCCAGCTGCGCCAGCGCTTGAAGAAAACAGGGAGCGGCGACCAGTGCCTCCGCGCTTTCCCTTTCTCTGGGATCGGGCGCTCAAAGCATCGCTAATATCTTCACGCTTTTGGCTCGCGGTTGCCTCAACTGCTTCACGCTTTGCAAGGTCTGCGGCAACTCGCTGATCTGCTGCTGCCTGTTTTTCCGCCGATGATGGGCCACCACACATAATGAATCTCCTGATGTTTTATTTTCATATGCGTATAGAGAGTTACCAATCAACGCACAAACTATAACCTAGACCAAAGGCTGGGCTTCTTTCGCTGCTTAGGGCCGCGACTAAACACGTCAAATTCACGCTTAGCAACGGTTGGCCTCGCTGGCTTCTGACTGTTCATCAAGGCTCGACCCTCACCAGCGCCCAAGAAAAGATACTGAGCTGCGTCGTGGACGTGCGAGAACATGTTCTTATCAGGTTTATCTGCGTATCTCTCACCGGAAACCTCCATGCGCTTGTAGGCATACCCACCCTCGAAGCCCTTAATCAATTGCTGACACCGAGTATCAATAAGAAGGACTGGCTTGCCTTCAACCATCTTGGTTAGCTGTGCGCTCACCGCCTCGAGACGCAGATCAACGGAGTTTGACGGTGCGGGGAAGGCACGAAGGCCTGCGCCACGCAGAATGTGGAACGGAGTAGACTCATCGGTCTGCGCTCTGAAGTCACCAGCTGGGTCGCCAATGATAATAGCCTCAGATGCCGCTGCGAAACGGGTAGCCAACTCATTGCGAAGCACCTCAGCAAAGCGAACAATGCCCATATCAATGGCCACGATCTCCGATTGCAAGAACCAGCGCCCGCGTACCTTCTGGCCAAGGACAGCGGCTGGAGTAAGTCCGAAGTCAACGCCCACAAAGACGGGATGACCCGCAGCAATTGGGATTTCTTCCTTAGCAACGTGAACTTCTGGGGCAAACATTGGGTAGACAGGCTTACCTTCCTGAATATGGCCGAGTCTGTTCATAACATACACGTCAATCCATGATTTCGTCTTACCGCGAATGAGGTTTGGGTAATAACTCTTCATCATATTGGCCTGATTCTCAGCAGTTTTGCTGGGAACATAGTCCTGAATTTCACCATCCTCTGCCTTAACCTCGGTCATTCCAGAAGGTTGGGTGTAGAACGACCAGTTGTCTGGCTTCACTAGCATCTTAGCCTGCTCACGCGGGATGTGGTCTGGGACAGGAACCTCTCCAGACATAATCGGCCACCAATGATCCTCTTCTGGTGCGTTGGTATCTGCAATAACGCCAGTCCAAGACGGCCCTCCCTCACGCATAGAGGGATAACGACCAACACGCATGGTGCAGGCGTCAATAATGCTCTTCGGAATCTCTCGAGCCTCGTTGATCCAGATGCCAGTAAGCTCGAGCGACAGAAGTTTCTTCACATCTTCAGGCCGATCAAGAGCTAAGAAGATAACCTCAAGCTCGATGTCGCCCTTTTTGATGTTGTGGGTGTAGGGAACCGACCAAGTAAACCTGCCCCAGTCCGATTCAGGGAACCAGTCCAGCCAAGTCTTGATGGTAGTGGTGCGAAGCTGCGGATTGGTGTTACGAATGATAGCCCATCGGCTTTTGCGCACCCCGTCTGGGTTCGGCTTCTGCTCTAACGCACGGCGAAAGACTTCGATGCAACAGCCAACAGACTTGCCAGAGCCTACTGGCCCACGGATGCCGCGAAAGAACGTGTTATCCTTCATAAAGGATTTCAGCACTTCGCCGTCAGGCTTGTATTTGAAGTCAACCATCTCGCTTTAGCAAGCTCTTCTTCTTGCGGGCATTGATGTTTGCGTAAAGACCCTTCTTCATAGGCTCTGTATTCCCTTATCAACGCCAACCTTAATCATCCTGAAGGCAACCTCTGGGCCAATAACCTCAATGATCTTGTCGGCCTCATAGTCGGTGACAAAGTCTTTTGGGTGATGCTTCATGTGAGTTATCTTCACAACCCGCCGAAGGGTATCTCGCTCTGGCTGAGAAAGGGTATTGAGAAAGGTCACAGGTCGCCACCGCTGAGCTTTTTAGAATTATCGAGCAAAGACTGACGCTGCTTATCAATCTTCTTCCGCTCCGCTGGAGTAATCGAGGCCTTCTCCTTCAGATCAAGGAGGCGAAGTGCGCGAGCTAGATAGCTGCCGCGAGCCTTCCTATCGGCCACGGCCTCAGTCGTATCAGCCTTCTGAAACATCTTGGTTCTAGGGGTCTGTCCTTTAGGCATGTCTTAATCCCACGCTGTAGCGCCCTTGGGGCGCGGTGTTTGCTTTTTCCTTGGAGCCTTGGGCTGAGAAGGAGAAGCTTTCGGTTTATCAATCCAGACTAGCGGGCGAGATTCAGGCGTTCGAGTAGCACCGCTATAAGTCATTCCAGACAATTCGTGCGTACCACCAGACCAATTGCCGCCATCCTTAAATGACCACCCCATCAATACGCCCCCTGATCTTTAGCCGCCTGCATCATAGGGGCCAACAAGGAACGGCGCTTAGCCCCAGTGCGGACACCGCCGTACTGATTGCCACCGCGCTCAATAGGGGACTCCATACTCAAAGAGGGAAGCGCACCAAACTCAGGCTTCTTTTCTTGGTACATGCTTTCAGCACTAGGACCACCACCACCACACATATCTCAATCCTTCTTCTTTGCATTCCGCTTGCTAATAGCACGAGCCTTAGCCCTTGCATCAGCCTTACTGCTAGCACCCCAAGCGTTCAAGCTTAGAAGAAGGCGCGTAGGCTTGCCCTTCTCGTCACGCTCTGGACCTTTGACCCCAGCCATCCTCGCCAAGAACGAAGCACGCCGTGGATTGTCACCACTCTTAACAGGAGCCTTCAGCGTGCCTCCCTTGTAAGAGTCACGGCCCTTCTGGTTCAGTCCCCCCGATGGGCTCTTCCCCGCCTTCCGCTGCCACGCTGGTGTCTTTGACATATCCGCTGCTCTTCATCTGACGCTTTGCAATACTCGTGTCAGACCTAACTGACCTCTCCGGCGTCTTACCATATCTGCTCATGCAACTCTCCGCACTTTTGTGAACCAAAATATTCTCAGGGGACCATCGAGCTTGTAGGGGGAAATAATGTTTGTGTAGGACCACTAGCTAGCAGTAACTACACGATTTTCCCCCTACCCCCTAGCTCAAGTCTATCGAGACCTTAATATCTCCTGCAACTTGCACCTGTGATCTATCTATCGGTTTGTAGCCCGCCCTATCCAGCAGGTCTTGGCTGGCCTGCAGCTGTACGTACTCGCTCTTGGCACCTTGAGACAGCCTGCGAGTGGTGTTCAGGGCTGCAACAGCACTCAACCCAAACTCTTCATGCATCCTCTGCATCATGTATTGCTGCACATGTGGCAGCTTGAGTGATCTGTATGCACTGACATATCCAGCCTTGCCAGCAGCGTACCCAGCCTTCTCCGCTGCTTGCGCTGGCTTCAGGCCTTCCGCTACCATTATATCAACCAAAGCTGATTGCTTGCTGGTTAGCGCTCTCTTTGTAACTTCAGTCATTCTATACTCCTTGAGCCCCCCTCTTCCCTCTTCTCCCCCCGTTGATAGCACGCTCACAAACCCCTGTGTCAACGCACAAAGCTTCGCCAACCACACTGTCGCCATGCTATAACCATACTATAACGCAGTTGTTTAGCTCTGATGTTTGTGGCGTCGAGCTGCCATTGCCCACATCTCCTATGTCTCTGCGGTCATTCCCCCGTTTCATGCTGTCGTGAATAACACTCCAACAGTTCGCAACGACAATCCTTTCTCCCTCACTGCTGTTTCATTGTGTGCTTGTGTTGGCCCTCAGATTCTGGCGGTGGCAGGCGCGGATTGTCATTGCGAACTGCGAGCCTCACTGCGTTCGGTTGGTGAGTTATTCTCTGGCATTTCATCGCGGGAATGATCCTCGCGACAGTATAGGAGACTAAGAAATGTCAACGAAACTCGCCACCACAAACATCATCGCTCAAAAACTTGATCACATTAAATACTTCCAGCAAGACGGTGTCAGCGAAGCTTTGCTCATCGGCATGGCACGGGACGCTTGCTACACTGCAAACAACAGCTTGAGCTTCAAGAAGAGGCAGCTCGCTGACATCCTCGCAGAGTATGATCGTCACATGTCAGAGAAAGAGGATAACGCAGCAGAGCGAGCAGAGACCTTTGCTGGCAGACTCTACGCTGAGATGGAAATCCTCGAAGAGCGCTTCGAAATTGAGAAGGCAGTGTACTTCTCGATCACTGGCGGCGAAGAGTGGAAGCCTGTGGCCAAACGCCCAGTCAAGCGCACTAACGTGAACATGGAAGCCCTTCGCAAGAAGCTGGCGTAAGCATTAGTTGGGTGGCCTCAGCGCCACCCTTCAACCTCTTAGGAGAACCTCAATGAAGAGCTTCATACTGGACGTTGCAGGCCTTGCAGCGATCCTGACACCCTGCCTGCTCGTCTACCTCATGTAGCAGACGTTGACCCCATCACCTGTTGTCACTCCGACAGCGAAGGATGGAACCCAGAAAATACAAACGCAAAATTTGCTGCGTTAGTTTCGATGAATCAACCGAAGAGGATTTCATTTCCTCTCAGCAAAACAACCAACCAAACCAAGGAGAACTACAATGAACTACGATTACACAGACGTGACCAACGTCCAAATCAAGATGAGCATCACACCTTGGGAAGCAAACCAACTGATCGGCTTCCTCAAGAACTCTTCCGACCTTGAATCTTATACATGCAAGAAGATCATCGAGACTCTCAATGAGTCACTTGAGAAGGCGGGTTCATCACTCGCTTTCGAAGGAGATCATGTAAAATTATATGCAAAGAACAACGTAAAAGCTGTGGAGAATAACGATGCTTGATTTTAACGCACCCGATTGGAGCTTTCCAGTAGAAGCACAACCAGTGTTCGACCAGCTTGGCAATCAGATCAACGGCACGCAAGCCGTTGTTCGCACCGATAACAACCAAGTCCTCGGGGTTCATGGCTCACGTTATCGCGTGCTTAGCCATGACGATGTGGTCAACAGCACGTTGGACGCAGTCAAAGAAGCCAACCTGTCTGATGATTACAAGGTTAACATCAAGATCATCGAAGGTGGGCGTAAGCTTCGAGGTGAAATTCTGTTTAACAATATCACCATCCAGCCTGCGATTGGTGACATCGTTCAGTACCGTATCAGCTTCTTCAATTCGTATGATGCAAGCTGGTCGTTCTCTCAAGCGGCTGACGGACTGCGCTTGTGGTGCCTGAATGGATGCACAACCCCAATGGGTACAGCACGCAGCAACTTCAAGCATACGCAATCAATCAACATCGAGGGCAGCGCTCAAAAGATGGTCAATGGCATCGACATGTTTATGAACAGCAAGGATATCTGGATCAAATGGATGCAGGTAAGTGTATCCGATCAGATGGCAGAAGCATTCTTCAAGCATACCCTAGCCAAGTCGTCATCAAAGCAACAGCTGGTACACAAATCCAACGAGAAGCAGCTCGAGAAACTACTGAGTATCTGGATTACAGAGAGCAGAAACTTAGGCAATAACAAGTGGGCTCTGTATAATACGATGACCTACTGGGCCACGCACACATCAGAGCTACGCAATCCAGAGGTAGCACGGCGCAATCGGGAGGACATGATTGCCAAAGCAATGAAGCACAACAGATTCGAGAACATTGAGTATGAAGGAGCATTCTAATGACTACAGCAGCACCGCGTATGTCACGCAGTCACTATGAGTTTATTGCAGATCACATTGGGCCACACGTTTCGTGGCCCTCTAGGCTGCAAGATATTGCTAACGAGTTAGCAGCAACTAACTCCTTGTTTAACAAGGATAAGTTTATACAAAGAGCAACCAAAGCATGGGAGGACAGCAATGAATTGCCAGAGATTGACGACGAGATTCCATACTGAATCTTGCGTTCAATGCGGTGGTGATGGTGGACGTGTTCACCCCACCCAAGCAGGCTGGCAACGCTGCGCAATATGCAGCGGCACTGGTCAAATCGAAATGATTACAGTCGAAAGGAAAGCAGATGATAACGGATTGTGAAGAGTGCGATGGCATAGGTGGAGTAGAGGTCGAACACATCAGGCCGATGAGCTTCACTGCCTCATGGGGTGACATCTACACAACATGGGAAACATGCAGCGAGTGCGGTGGCACCGGACAGATTGAGCATGATGAAGAAGACGAAGAGGATGTTGACTAACAAGAAGATGTGCTGCAAGTATGCAGTATGCATTCATATCTCACAACACTGACGAGCCAAGCGGAGAAGCAAAATGTTTCTCTGCTTGCGGCATTCAAATTTTCTGGTGTACCCACCTCGACCTATTATCGAACGATCAATGGTGCGACTGAGCTGAGATACGATACCGCACGAAAGGTTATGCAATCCATTGAAAAACTTCACGCACTTGAGCAAGCCCGTAGTGATACCAGAGAGTTACGAAAGTCTGGTGGAAGAGCTGATATTCGCAAGGTCAGAGCAAAGTATAAGCCAAGAAGCACTAGCCCATAGCATAGGTTGCACTGTATCGTTGGTGCATAAATGGGAGACACGCAAAAGAATCCCTTCTGGATTCATGCTGACGTGTTGGTTGGATGCACTTGGGTACGAGATCGAAGTTAAAAAAAGGTGTGTCGCTTTGTGACTCATGCGAGTTAACGGTGACTTACTTTGTGGCTATCCTAAAGAACGGCCATGAGCGCACCACTCAAAAGCATTGGTACATTTGTATCGACTGCTATGAAAGAGACATATGGCAAACAAGAATAAGTCTAAAGGATACTATCACGAAAGAAAAATCGTGGAGTGGTTCCAAAAGATCGGCATCAAAACGAAACGCCAGCCCCTCTCAGGAGCGTTGGGAGGAGAGTATAGAGGGGACATCAAAGTCGAACTCATGGGACACGAACTGGTAGGCGAGATAAAGTACAGAGATAAGTCTGGCTTCCCTAGTCCCTTCACAGTTTTAGATGGCAGAGACTTTGCTATCTACAAGCGACGCACAGGTGAGCCGCAAACCATCGTCATCTTTAGGGGTGACATATTTGAAATGCTTATGGAGAACCAGCATGACACAGAACCAAGAGATACTGAGCTACCTAAAGACAGGTAAAACAATCACCCCAATCGAGGCATTGAATATGTTTGGATGCCTTCGACTAGCTGGCCGAATCTTCAATCTTAAAAATGATGGATGGCCTATTCATTGCAAGCGCCTGAAGTTAGACAACGGCAAGATAGTTGGGCATTACACG